GAGAAGAGTGAACTTGAGGAACAATTTAATCTCTCTAAAACCGAACTTGAAACTGCTAATCAGACTCTTGAAACTGTTAATGCAGAACTTGAAGGTTTAAAAGAGTATAAATTAGCAATTGAAAGAGCTCAGAGACAAGCTATTATTGATAAGTATACAGAGCAACTTGCTCCAGAAGTTATTAGTAATTATTCTGCGGAAACTGAAGTTTCTGCTGAAGAGCTTGAGAAGAGTTTAGCCTTCGAGCTTGTTAAAGCTAATCCTTCGTTATTCAGTAAAGAAGACAAGGATGAAGGTGGCATACTTCCGAAAGAGACTCCTCTTACTGGTATAGAGGCAATTATCTCAAAACATAAGAAATAATTTTATGGAGGTTGATTTATATGGCAAAGTTAAATGCTGGAAGAGGCTATGCTGTACTTGAACTTAATCAGGTAGCTTTCCCTCGTGATGGCAGAATTGAAGCACAGCTTCCTCTCGATAAAGATGTTTTTGGTAGAGCGGGTCAAGCAAAACGCACTACTGGCACTCATGCTATCGATACTCCTTGCGAAGTTGGCATGATTCTTAAAGTAGACAAAGCTAATGGTTATGTTACTTTTGCTACTGCCGATGATGAAGAAGGCGATGTTTATGCTCTTAATTACTCTACAGAGCATATGTATGATGAAAGAACTCCTCAGTTAAATAAGTTCTGCTTATTCCCTGCTGATAGTTCTTATGACATGATGGGTTACGATGATTTTTATCCTCGTCTTGGTTATCTTGCTGTTGGCGATAGATTTACTACCAACTGTGTAAAAGAAGATAATCTTGATAATGACGATCTTGTTTATGCTGGTACCGATGGCTATTGGACTAATACTAAGCCAGGCACCGATTATGCTGGCCCCATTGGTAAAGTTGTTGATAAAAATGCAACATGTCCTAATGGTATTGATCCCGCTTACAAGATTATGATTGTAAAAGCTTAATTGAAGGAGGTACATTGATATGGCAACTATTAAAGAATTAAAAGAAATGGCTCTTCACGTTGCTAAAGGTACTGCTCCTGCAAACTTTACTTGTGAAGACGTAGCAAGCGCTTATGCTGCTGAAATCGAAGAGATGTGCGGTTCTGTTAATAAGTTCATGAAGAACAAGTATGATCTTTATGAAATTATAATTGAAACTGCTGATGAAATCGTTCCTAAGAAGGCTATTGATGTTCTTGGTCAGTTCGCTGAAATCCAGACCGTTGGTCAGGGTCAGAGAGCTATGTTCAAGAGAGGCCGTCTTGGCAGAAATCGTGCGAAGAAATTCATTACTCAGGTTGGTCTTTCCGGTGTTTATGAGACCTTCCGTCTTGATACTGATACCTTCGAAGTAAGAGCACACGCCATTGGCGGAGCTGCAAGACTTGACTTTGAAAGATTCCTTGATGGCGCTGAGAACATTAACGAACTCATGGAAATCGTTTATGAAGGTCTTGAAGAAGCTGTTTACCTTGAAGTTCAGAGAGCGCTCAAAGCTGCTATTGCTAGCGCTAGAATGCCTGCGAGAAATAAGGCTATTACTTCCACATTCCAGGCAAATATCATGCAGAGAATTATTGGTACAGTAAAAGCTTATGGCACTGATGCTGTAATTTTTGCTACTGGTGAATTCATTGAAGCTATGGGTCCCGATGCTTTTGTTATCGGTCTCGGTGTTTCTAATACTCCTAATATTGCAGTATATCCTGGCGATATTGAAGATATTCATAACACTGGCAGAATTAGGATTTTCCGCGGCACTCCTATTGTAGAAATTCCTCAGTCATTTGTTGATGAAAGAAATGAAGAAGTTTACATTGATCCCGCTTTCGCTTATGTTCTTCCTACTGGCGGAGACAAAGTTGTTAAGGTTGTATTTGAAGGTGCAACTCAGGTTTGGGATTATGTTAACACCGATCAGTCAATTGAGATTAATATCTACAAAAAGATGGGCGTTGGTATCTTAACTTATCATAATTGGGGCGTATATCATAATACTGCTCTTGATGTCGATGGTAATGGTTATATTGGTACTACTACTGGTGAAACCGGCAATACTGCAGTACCTACATATGCAGGCGACAAACTAAATGAAGACTTTGGTCTTGGTCTTTAATTAAATAACTAAGGGGAGGGGAGGGATCTCCTCTCCCCTAACAAAATTTTATGGAGAAAAAGGAGAATTATTATGGAAAATAGAAAAATTAACGTAATTAGCACAGTAGATGCTATGGTAGCAATTGATGATCCACAAGTTCGTTTTTCAAGAACTTGGGAAAGAAAAGGTACAATTCGTCAAATCGAATTTGATACACTTCGTGAACTTTCATATAATCCTGGAGTATGGAATATGCTTATTAAAGGTATTCTTTATATCGATGATATGGAAGCTAAAATTGAGCTTGGACTTGAAAATCCAGATGCAAAACAGCCAGAAAATATTATTGTATTAAATGATGCTCAAAAGAAACGTTATCTTACAGTAATGCCCGTTGCAGAATTTAGAGCATCTTGTGCAAAACTCGGTTCTAATGAACTGAATAATCTTGTAGACTATGCAATTGATAATGAACTTATCAACTATGATAAAGCTACAATTTTAAAACAATTAACTGGCCGTGATATAATTAAAACAATTGAATTAAACAGAGCAGACAATAATGACTAATGGGAGGGATTTAAATGGGAACCCCCGTACAAGAAGTATATAATGCTTTTTTAGCGAAGATGTTAGATGATGAATGGGCAAATTGGGAAGCAGATTAGGTTGAATCAGACTTAAAATAGCTTCTCGCTGGTGCGTGCGCCTACTTTAAGTTCCCTCGTGTTAGTATTGATATAGATGGTGATAATTTTGTTGGAGATCTTGGAAACGAAGAAATTCAAATATTATCTACCTATATGAAGTGTGAATGGTTAAATAGAGAAATTTTAACTTGGGAGCGTATTAAGCCTTTATATGAAGAAAGGGATTTCTCTGAGGCCAATATGCTTAGTAAATTATATGATGCTCTTGAAATCGAACGTAAACGTGGTTTAAAACTTGAATCACTTTATTATCGTTCAATTCATTATAATCCTTGGGACTATACTAAACTTTCTGGAGACCCATCTTGATAGATCTTCATGAAAATATACAAGAAGCATATAATAATAAGTTAAAAAATAAGCTTTATGGATTACTTTGTGAGTTTGAAAAAGGTGGAGAATGGGAAAAATTTCTTAATTCAATCTTGATTGAATTAATGGGGTATTCTGAAGAGCAAAAAACTATTAACTATTACACTTTATTTTATAAATTAAATACCTTGCGGTTTTTAAAATATGAGTATTTTCGCTCAACAATTTTTGATTGCATGACATTAGTAGGGAAGTGATATTATGGGATATTATGAAGACGTTTATTTAAAACGCCTTAATCGTTATGGCAATAACTACCAAGAACGAATATTAACCCAAAGACGCGAAGTATTTGCGCGGCGCCTCCTTAAATCTGTCTATCGAATTGATTTTTAGTATGAAGATTAGACTGGGGCAACCCAGTCTATTTCTGCTACTTTTGAAAGATATAAGTAGGATAATACGTAGACTTTGCGTTATTTATTTACGGCATATGATGTGATTATTCCTAATGGTACCGTGCTTTACTTACCTGATCCTATCGGACTTCTGCGCGACTCAGAAAATCAAGGTCAAGAGATTGAATTTACTGAGTATAGTGGTCCAAAACCGCATATTCCAGCTAGCGAAGTCTATTGGGATGAAGATGAAGATAAAATTTATAGACCTTGGATGGTTTATTATTTGGAAGACTCTGGCGCGAAGGGTTATAATAGATATATAATGCTTAGAATGACGCATTACTTAGAGTGGAAGGATAGAGAGAAAAAAGATCGTTGGTCTTTTGCATATATGTACGGTCAAGAGAATAATATGCTGAAGGATGAAATTAGATCAAGATCTAGAATGGATCCGCTTTATGGTGAGAATTTGAAGACAAGTTTCTTTGTAATGCCGGCTAATGAGTATATTAGGAAGGATGATTATTTTATTATTGATAAAACGAATAATAACAAGAAACTTGATGAATTTTATAGAGTTACAGGTTATGATTTGTAGTCACAAGATGGTGTTGAGTATGTAACAATTGATCCTGTTTACGAATTTGCGCGCGATTATCATGATGATGTTCCTGCAAGTGAAATTGGTACTACCTGTCAACATCAGTTTAATGAATGGAATGAATGTATTTATTGCGGTTATAAAAAAACAGAAGCAGAAAAAAAGTTGCCTGATTTTGTTCCACAAACTACGAATGATAATGCGGGTTTCTGGTTAATGAATTAGATAAAGGAGGATTAATATGGGTGTAAGAAATTGTAGAGACATTGGAGACAATCTTCAAGTAATTGTTTCTCGTTTAATGAATAATCGCACATTAGTAAAACTCCTTTATTATACCGATAAAACTCCACTTGATCACGATTTTAGTGAAATTATTGGAGTTGATCCTGAAACTGGAGAGTTACTACCTGGTAGAAAATATAAAACATATGTAGAGTTTTGTCAAAAAGAAATCTTTGAAAAACTAATTAAAATAGTACCGCGCGTTGGCCCAAAAGAGACTGCAAATTCAATACTTGCACTTGAAGTCGTCTATGGTCATCGTAATTCAGAAAATGGAGAATTTCGTAATATAAAAATAATTGTGGAGTCTTTTGTACCACTTACATAGTGGTTAATAAATAGCGATAATTTGCGGCCGTTCGCAATTCTTGGAGAAATATAGGAAAGTCTTAGTGGTAAGACGATAAATGGCTTGGGTAAGCTGGATGGTGGAGATTTTGATGTAAACTTTTTAACTGATGAAGTATCTTGTTATGAATAGGAGTTTAATTTAATTGCCTATGAGTAATAGTAATGCTGAAAAAGTCTTTTTAGGCTTACCAATTGATTTTAAAGGACTTTTTAAAGTTTATCCACCTACAGTTAATCAAACATTAGATGTGCCGGATT